AGGATCGGTTTCTCGACGCTGGACAGCGCGCTGATCTCGCCCAGCTTGGAGAGCTGCATGTTCTTCAGGCGCTGGGCATCCTTGGCCAGGCGCACCTGGCCCATGCAGCGCTCGACGTTGTCGACGAACCAGCGCTTGCCGTAGACCGGCACGATGGGGATCTCTTTGCCTGCGATGTAGCCAGCATCTTCCAGGATGCGGCCGCCAGACATGATGTACTTGTGGACCTTGCGGGACTTGATCTTGCGCTGGCGCACCTCGACGCTGCCGATGGCCGCCAAGGTCTCTTCGAGCGCCGGGTCAGCATTGAAGTCGGACTGGCGGTAGCGCTCCTCGGTGCCATCGATGGCGCGGAAGATGCGGATGGTCTCGTTGACATCCTCGACCTTGTAGTACTCGGCCACATAGACCACGTCAGGCGTACACCAATCGAACTCGTACTGGTGGATCTCCTTGGGCCAGTCGGTCGGGTCGTCGCCCCACTCCTCCTTGTAGCTGGCGCGGGTCATCGAGGTGACCACGAAGGCAAAGCGCGCATCGGACTTGTCCTGGCGCTTGGCGTTCAGGTCAAAGAACACCGAGCTGTCGGCATCGAAGATCGGCTCGATCACGATGCGCTGGCGCTCGTTCTCCTCGTCCTCGTCGTCCTCGTAGACGTTGCGCAGCCGCCAGGCACCAAAGCCGCCACCGACTGCCTCCTCAAAGGCATTGTCGTAGGCCTCGTCGGCCACGCTGTCTTTCTCGTCGGCACGGTACAGGCCATCGCAGGTCTCGGCCAGCTTGTCATCCTGACCAGGCTTTGGCGTGTAGTCGACCGTGATGCGGTTGTTGCGGTACTCGTTAATGATGCGGATCACCGACAGGTGGATCTTGTTGACCTCGAACCTGGGCTTGTTCTCGTAGATGTCCCACAGTGGGCCTTCCCACTGGCTGCCGGCCAGGCTGTAGAAGCGCCGGTCTTGGAGGCACTGCAGGCGCTCGTCGCGCAGAGCAGTCTGGATGTCGTTGAACTGCGCCAACGCATCACTGTGCAGATTGTTGAGATATTGCTCTTTGGACATGCGTGCCATATTCGGCTCCTATTTGCAAGTATTTTCTACCATTTGCTTGTCACCGGCAATGGTTTGAAGTTGACTGGTCTGGAAACCACCGCGGCACGCCTGACACCTTCGCAGGCGTATCGAAGCGCATCGATGACGTGGTTTTGCTTGTCCTGCAGCACCGGCAGCACCTTGCCGGTCAGCGGATCTGTCTTGTAGCTGTAGAACGTCAGCTCATCGATGGTGTGCGTGCAACGTGGATGCACCACGATGTCGTAGGACTTCAGCCACTCGACGCCCTCGACCACCGAGTCCTTGCCCTTGACGGCTGGCATGATCTTCGGGAAGCCGAACTTGCGCATGTGGCTGATGGTCTCCGGCCTGGAGCTGTCGGCCACCATTGGCCACTTCTCAGCCTCCGGCACGGTCATGAACAGCTCTGGCGTGTTCATGATCTCGCAGCCAACCATGTAAGCCTCGTGATCGATGTACAGCGTGCGGCCGACGATGTGGCAGCGCACCAGGACGGTCGGATCAGTGGCAAAGCCCCAGTCAGCGCCCAGCCTGTGGATGGCGTCCTTCGGCGCCTCGAACTCTTCGACGCGCCAGTTGCGGAAGACGCGCGATGTGCTGTTTTGCAGGTAGCTGCCACGCCAGACGTGAGCGTACTTGTCCGGGTCGCGTGCCTTGTCGTACTCCATCTCGGAGCGCAGCACGTCCGGGAACCATGGGTTATCGTCGAAGTTGACCTCCAGCACCACCGAGTCCGGTGGTGGCTTGTCGCCGCGCAGGAGCTGGTCGACCGGGTCGCTGGCCTGGCTCGGGTTCCAGGTGAACCACAGCTCAGAGCCTGGCTTGCGGATGGTCGGCCGCAGCAGGTCCAGGCTGCGCTGGGACAGGCTCTGCGCCTCCTCCACCCAGGCACGGTCGTAGCCCTCCAGCGACTTGATCGAGTCGGCCGTATGGTTCTGCATGCCCTGGAAGATGATCAGACCGTCGCCCTTCTTGGACTTGATCACGGCCTCCTGGACCTCGAAGTAGGCACCAGCGTTCATGGACTCGATCTTCAGCTCCAGCAGGCGCTTGACCGACTGCGCCAGGGACTTCTGGACCTCACGCACGCAGACCGACCGGCTGGTCTGGTCCATGATGTGCGCCTCGATCAGCATCTCGGCAAAGGTGTGCGACTTGCCGGAGCCTCGGCCGCCGTGCGCGCCCTTATAACGTGCAGGCTCGAGCAGCGGCAGCGCCCATTGTGGGGTCTCGATGCGCAGGGTCGTCACTTGCCAATCACCACGCGCTCGATCTTGCGGTACTCAATGGGCGCTCCATCGACGCCGCTGTGCTCATGGTGTTGCACTTCCTTCCAGCGCATCTGGGTCTTGGACCACCAGATGGCAGCGGCCGTGTCGCCTGCCATGACCTTCTGGAATAGGGTTTTCCCTACCTGTCCGTTGGCCTTGGCCTTGCCCGAGATCAGCTCCTGGGCGAAGTGCTTGCGCAGGGTGTCGGTGTCGATGCCGTCGCGCACCAGGACTGCGATCTGCTCAATGGGCAGGCCGTAGCCTGACAAGGCTTCGACCTGTTTGCGCTCGGCATCAGTGGGCTGGAATGCCGGTCGCCCAGCACCTTCGCGCGCTCCTCCGCTGTTCGGCCTTGGGCCGCCTTGCTTTTTTATGACCGATTTTTCAGCAGCGTCAGGCTGCTTGGGGTTCTGCTTTTTCGTCGCCATTTTTAACCTCCGCGAAAGGTTTTCCAGTTTCTGCGTGTGTTGCCTGCTTGCCGGTGAACTCTTGCCAGCGCTTGACGATGACGTCAACAAACTTCGGATCGAGTTCCATCAGTCGCGCTTGCCGGTTTGCTTTCAGTGCAGCGATCAGCGTGCTGCCACTTCCACCAAATAAATCGAGCACGATGTCACCTGGGTGGCTGCTCCATTCGATCATGCGTTCTACCAGCGCCACCGGCTTCATAGTCGGATGCAGGTCGCTCTTGGTCGGCCGGTTGTGCCTGATGATCGTTCCGCTGGCCTTGTTGCGAATCTCGTTGATCATCTCAATGAGCTGCTCTTTCTTCATTGACTTCAGGTCAACGTCATCGTCGATCACTGTTGTCAGCGTGAAGTTGCCGCAGAAGTAATGGCCAGAGCCTTCCTTCCACCCGTAGAGGATTGGCTCGTGCTGCCAGTTGAAGTCTTGACGTGAAAGCGTGGCGCTCTGCTTCACCCAAATCAGCACCTGTGACAGTTTCAGTCCAGCATCGACCATGCAGTCTGTGAATGCTGCGCGCTCTGACTCGCCGTGTGCGACATAGATCACAGCTCCTGTTCTCATGACTGCGTAGTAGCTGGCGTAGACGCTGCGCAGGAAGTCTCTGAATTCGCCAGACCCCATGTCATCGTTCATGATCTTGCCGGCCTTGCCTTCGACTGCCACGTTGTAGGGTGGATCAGTCCAGACCAGATCAGCCATCTTGCCGTCCATGAGCTTCTCGACCTGCTGCAGATTCGTGCTGTCTCCGCACATCAGGCGATGTTTTCCGAGCACCCAGATGTCGCCTGGCACGCTGATTGGCGTCTCAGCAATCTCTGGCACATCGTCTGGGTCGCCCTGGTATTCGATCTGTTCTGCGTCTTCGACTTTGGTCAGACCATCGATCTCGTCCTGGTTGAATCCGGTCAGGCTGACGTCAAAGCCCATGCCATCTAGTTCTGCTAACTCCAGCGCCAACAACTCGTTGTCCCAGCCAGCGTTGAGCGCCAGCTTGTTGTCTGCAATGACGTAGGCGCGCTTCTGGGCCTCGCTCCAGCCTGCCGCGACCATGACCGGCAATGATGCCAGCCCCAGCTTGCGCGCGGCCATCACGCGACCATGACCGGCAATGATGCCGCCGTCCTCGTCCACCAGGATGGCCGAGGTGAAACCCCACTCCTTGATGCTGGCAGCCAGTTGTGCGATCTGGTCCTCGGAGTGCGTGCGCGAGTTCTTGGCGTAGGGCACCAGCTTTTCGATGGGCCACTGATCGACCTTGTCGGCTGGATTTACTTTGTGGGACTTCGTGGTCATGCTGCATTCTCCTCTTTTTCCAGCCGGTTGGCCACCAGGGTGGCGTAGCCGGCAATGTCGACCCAGTTGTCGGCGTAGTTCGGATCGCCGTTCAGGATGCGCGCGATCTTGTGCTGGATCATCTCCAAGGCCTCGCGCTGGTCGGCCTGGAGTCCATCCCAGCCGCTGCGCTCGTGCATGGCAGCCTTGAGGTCTTGGCTGATCCTGGCATGGCCTTCAAAGCTGCCATACCGACCTTCACGGCCGGTTAGCATCTCGTTCACGTTGGTCTGTGTCATGTTAGTGTTTCCTCACGTTCCTGTGGATAACTTTCCCCTGTTTTTCCGCATCCCGGTGCCCCTACCTGCCCCTACCCTATAGGGTTTAGGGGCGGGGCGGGGCGTTTTTCCGGGCTTTTGCCCCTATCGCCCCTAACACCCCCAGGGGCACTCAGGGGCATTTAGGGGCACTTTTCCTGGCCACTTTTCCTCATCAACATGGCGCTGGCCTGCACCTGGTTGCTCACCACCCAGCCGTG